CCCGCTCCAAACTTACCCTGTCAAGGAGATCAGTGATGAGTTCCGTAAACCGTGTGGTAGCAGGCCGTAAAGTGTACCTCGGTATGTTGCTTGATGACATAGTCACGTTGCGTAAGGCAAGTGGAATGGAAGAGCTTTTACTTCCTATCCATTTTGTCGTTATGCTTCAGACTGCGCACCTGCATGACCGTGAGTACGCTTATACTAAGCGTTGCCTCCAGATGGCCCGGGACGAAGCTGCCGCAAACTATCGTGCTCGCGCTCAACGCGTGATGCAGGACGGAGTGTGGCAACGTTCACAGATCCTTCTCGAGGGTAAGTAATTCACCTAGGAGTAACATACTATGAACAGGTTCGAGTGGCTACAGCTGCTGTGGCCTGGAATCGTTAGCCTCGTTCAAAACCTTATGTCGCTGATAAGACCGAAGAGAGACTCAAATCTCCCAACTGTTGAATCAACGAATGTAGGTCAAGAATGATGGCCGACCCCGTGCTTCTGGCAGCTGTTCTATTCGTCCTGATCGTGGTTTTGTTTCTCTATAGGTGAATTGGAGCGGTGCTTTAGTGCTCACACGAGGTGTGCACTGGCTATCTGTCGGAGGTTTCGTGAATAAGATGGTAATAGACATACCGACAGCCCTACTTGTAGGGCTGCTGGCCGTCCTGTACCACTACACGTCTTTTCCGACTTAGAATCCCATGAAAGCTATTAGCCAAATTGTCAATGGTTTCTACACTAGTTATTGGAGGGCCTATTCTGGGTCCCCCGTTAACGGGCCGTCTAACACTACGAGTCTTGCAATTCGGTACGATGTGGTTCCAGGTCCGATTGTGCATGGTAACATGCACGACCCGAACTCATGGTATTACACCGTTACCTACGTGCGAGCCTTTAAGGGTGAGATAGCTAGTAGATCCTACTCCTACCCGCAAGGGGAAGGGTGGCAACGCGGCTACTTTGGCGGCGGGTCTTCAAGCCCGGTCGCGCCATCATGGGAAAGTCGATCTTTCGTGTACAACCTTGCGCTTAGTCGGTTAAACGACCAAGCTCGGGGGAACCTGGATCTGTCGATTGCATTGGCAGAGGCAGGTACTACCGTGCGGATGATTAAAGCGTTGAAAAACGTCACGTCGTTCGCAAGTGCCTTTCGCGGTGCCTTTAACAGCACTAAGAGAGGCAAACCTCGTCGAGCCTTTGACCCTGGTAAGGGTCAAGGCTGGAATGATCCTAACTCCGGATGGTCCGGGTCCCTGGGTAAAAAATCCAGGAAACGGCGCCCTCCGGAGAAGGGATTTAACGCTTCGAGGTTTGGTAGCACGAAAGATTTAGCCAACGGTTGGTTGCAGTGGCAGTACGGATGGAAACCTTTGATGTCTGATGTTTTTAACATCGCAGATGAGGCCATCCGTATCACTCTGAATAATATTCAAAGTGTTTCTGGCTCTGCAACCAAACCTATTGTGGTCAACACTAAGACCACGACCAATGTTATGTCGTTCGCCGCTCCAATTCTTCGGAGCGGCACAGGAAAAGAGTCGTGCCGCATAAAAGTGGCTTTTTCGGTACCGAGTTTCGACTTGGCCAGATGGACAAGTCTTAACCCTGTATCGATCGGCTGGGAATTGATTCCCTATTCCTTCGTCATAGATTGGTTCGTTGATGTTGGCTCGTACTTGCGTAATCTCGAGACGGCTTTGTTGTACAATACCGCCTTTTTGTCTGGATACGTGTCTGAATTGTACGTTTACGAAGGAACCGAGAGTGTAGATTACAATGCACTCAAAGTTGTCGGCGTAGCGCCAAATCAGACTTATTATTATTACCGCGGCGTCCAGGCTAAGATACGAAAAGTACAGTTTTACAGAACTAAGCTGACATCGTGGCCACTGCCTCGTAAACCGACATTCAATGTCGGCCTCGGGTCGCAGAGATTATTCTCTGCGGCGGCGCTGCTTCGGCAATTGCTGAAGTAGCAACCCAAGCCTTTGACAAGGCTTTTAAATGAGGTGACTCATGGCTGCTGCCAATATTGTATTGGCCGATGCACAGGGAACTCCTGTCAACCATACGTTTGTACCCCTTGGACCGGATCGCGATGGGATTTTCTGGTTTGAAGATCAGTCCGCCGCGTCTGCTATCGGTTTCTGGCGAATCAGCTATCAGCTGAAACGCCCGGCCGTTGGCAGTGCGGGGGCTTCTTCGAATCAGCGAACCTATCGCGCTGTTATCGGGTTGCATGAGCCGATTCTCGAGGTCGTGTCTAATAACACGGTCTCGGGGATTGCTCCTGCCCCGACGGTTTCATATGTCCCACGTTCGTTTGTGGAATATGTGATGCCGGAACGGTGTGCTCTTCTGGATCGTAAAAACCTCCGGAAGATGACGTACAATCTCTGCAACGAGTCGCAACTTATCGCTCTCGTTGAGAATTTGACGACGCCGTACTAACAGTTAGGACCTATTACCATGCGAAACAGCGATGTTATGGAGCGTACTGTGTACGCTCTCGCTTCGGCAATAGATACTCCTAGGTCCTTGTCAGTGTGGTTGTGTTTTAAATACAACCATGAAGCTCTTTTAGAGCTTCCGCCGACTGACATTGCAATCAGCGACACCGATAGGTTTGCAGACGATTATTTCATCACCGAGTACCTTTCCAAGTACAAGGGGCTGAAGTTGTCTGTTAAACCTGCCGATGTTGCACTCAGCAAGTGGAAACTTGCCGAGGAGACGTGCGCGGTCGTTAATGCTAGACTCCGGGGCTTACAGCACCGACCATTTACTGGTCGCGTTGAAGCTGCCTTTTTCAAGGCACAACGTAAAATTGCTGCAGTCCTGGGGTCGTTGCATCTCGAAACCGTGCTCGCCGATTGCAAGTGGGGTCCTGGATCGACGTTTGACATCAAACGTGTTGACGCTCATCCAGACAAAAAGATGACACAAGCTATCTCCGTCACAGCTTCCGCACTTCCCTTTGTTAGAGGAGTGTTGGAGTCGGATCCGCACTGGGCATATTGCTTTTTGGGCTCCATGCCTGAAGGGCCGTATACGCTCTTACCCGTGAACTACAAGGTAGTCCGCGGGTCGCGGTTCCTGACCGTGGCGAAGAACGCTAAAACCGATCGTTGTATTGCTGCAGAGCCTACTGGCAATGGATTTCTCCAGCAGGGGGTTCACAGCTATATGCGACGACGGTTAAAGCGATTTGGAATCGACCTAGACGATCAGTCTATCAATCAGAGGCGTGCGGCGGATGCCTATCGCCTCGGATTGTCCACACTCGATCTGAGTGCGGCGTCTGATTCCATAGCTCGGGAACTTGTATACCATTTGCTACCGCTCGACTGGGCATTTTTCCTAGACGCTATCCGCTCACCTGAAACTCGGGTGCGCGGCGAGTGGATACGGACTGAAAAGTTCGCATCAATGGGAAATGCCTTTTGTTTCGAGCTCGAATCGCTTATCTTCTGGGCTCTTGCGAGTTCAGTTGACGAGCTATTCGGTGGCGTAGATCGGGTTACCGTTTATGGCGATGACATCATCGTTGCACGTGAGGCCTTCGATGCTACAGTAGAAGTACTGCAAGCTGCTGGCTTCACGGTTAACGAGAAGAAATCGTTCAAAGATGGCTACTTCTTCGAAAGCTGTGGAAAACATTTCCACCGCGGACGAGAAGTTACCCCGGTCTACCAGAAGGAGATTTTAGACCATCCTTCTGAATTGATACGCGCACATAACCGGCTTGTCCGGCTTGCGAGCTCTCGGCGCCTGGGTTGGTTACCTAGCGCCGTGACGAAGGTGTTTACCGTGAGGTATCCCCTTCGCCCCTTCCCCCGCATACCTTTTGGGTGTGTAGAGGACGGTGGCTTCTTGCGTCCAGTGAGTGAGTTTACTCTAGATCGAAATCATGGCTTTAGGTGCCATGTGCTCGATTACCGACCTCGATTGATTGAGGCCCGTGAGGACGCATTGTACGCGTACAAACTTCGTCGATTCGTGCAGCGTAACCCCGATAATAAGGGATACGCTGGGCGCGTCACGAAGGGTACTTGGCGCACGAAAGTGCGTTACATACCCGAGCACGCCCAACAGTAATGT